TTCAGGAAAAGAATCGGCAGGCTACCGATGTGGAGCTTGAGCGTTATTATCCGACAATGAACGGCAAGCCGATGAGCTATATTCCGCTATTCATAATCGGGCCGGATAATGTTGACCCTGAAATTGACACACCGATGATGATTGATTTGGCCGACCTTTGCGTCTCACATTTTCAAATGTACTCGGATTTGGCGAATGGTACACATTGGTCAGGAATCCCAACTCCGGTATTCGCTGGATTCTCATTAAAAGAAGGTGAATCAATCCATCTTGGAATGGGCAAAGGATTGGTGTCTGAAAATCCTGCTGCGAAGGCTACACTGCTTGAAGTTGGTACATCTGGATTCGCTGCGCTTGAAAATATATTGAACCGACTTGAATCACAGATGATTACACTTGGCTCAAAATTACTAGAGCAGCACCGAGTGCAAGCGGAAAGTAGTACAACGGCAATTATTTATCGCGCTGGAGAAAACTCAATTTTGTCAGCGCTTTCTATTTCAGTCAGTATCGGTATTACGATAGCACTAAAGACATTTGCTGAATGGGCTGGAGACGATTCTGAATCAGTGCGATTTGAATTAAATAAAGAATTTTTCAAAGAGCCGCCGACACCTGAAATGATTAACGCGCTAATCGGTTCAATGCAAGGCGGTATGATTTCAAAGGATGCTATATTCTCATATTTGCAGCGTTCAGAATTTTATCCTCCGCATATTTCGTACTCAGATGAACAGTCGCTTATAGAAGCAGGTATGCCAAAACCAATTGCGCCACCTGCTATTGTGACGAAAATTCAGAAGATGCCCGACGGAAGTATGCAGGCAACTAGGAACGCATAATGATTAACTTTGAATTAAGAAAGCATTTTTATCCACGATTGTTTCCGTTTTCGATTTACATTAAACCGTCAATTAAAAGCAGATGGTGTGCATCATTTCATTTGCAACAGTGGGATAAAAAAGAGGATAAACTCGGATTCCGCGTATGTGACGCGCCGGGATGGAAAGGATGGTTTTTTATTCTTCCATATATGATGTTAGATATTAACAAGATGAAGAGGGCTTGCGATGCTTAATCTTATGATTAGCGATTACGAACAAACGCCGCTACCGAAGTATTGACAATTATCCTTGATAATTGAAACTGTAATCGGATTACAGCAGCAATCAGTATCTCAAGCTGCAATTACTGCTAATGGCGAGCAATATCATGCAATCAATCAGACAACAAACGGTAATATTGAAATATCTGATGACGATGAGGAAATGTTGATGACGTTATTGTTGTTTAACGAAATGGAGGAATGAATTATGCCGCTTATCAAAGGTTACTCAAAACGATCTGTGTCAGCCAATATACGCACTGAAAAGGCTCACGGGAAAAGTACCGTTCAATCAATCGCCATTGCATTGAGTGTAGCTAGGAAAGCCAAATCGAAGAAGAAGAAATAATTATCTTGATTCGTAGCACTCTTGAATCATACAATCATCTGGTGCAAATAAGATACTATTACCTTCACGTTTATATAATGGTTTAGAGTTTTGACTTAAACATTTTCCAGGCATCAACCCAGATGCACTTTTATATTCATTCTTGTCGAATTTAATACGTTCAAGATATTTGCAAGTGTTGCAATTTTGTTCGTATTCATTAAATAGTTTTACTGATTCTTTACGCGCAACACTACCTAATGGGTGGCACAAATATGCAATTTTTGCTTGAGGAATAACCCCACCAACTACAATCCCATCTTTTCTTGTGAAAATCATATTTGTATAATGACAAACACATAAATCATACTTTTCATCTGATTCTGGATAATCAGTATCAAGAACACAAACGGAGACATCCGTTTTATTTTCCCGTTTTATGGTGTAATAGTACACTTCTTGTCTCCCATCGGCGGCAACCCAAACGCAAACGCACTAGCAGCAAGCGCAATCGAATCAGGTATTGATGTAGTGCCTATCTCCCAATTCGATATAGCCCTTGGAGAGCATCCTAGTGCTTTGGCAGCCTCATTCTGTGTTAGCTTAAAGCGATGGCGTAATTGGATTAGTTCAAGTGATGTCATATATTCCTTTATTAGGTACTGGTGGCTGGTACTGATACTAATCCAGCATGTCATATTTCCTGTCAGGATAACCTCTTAAGTTAGGCTATGACCATTTACCTGCAATGTTACGCATCAGTCTGCGCATTCACCAGCAATTAAATATAGCAAATGTGCATTATCGTGTCAAGCGTTATCTAGTAATAACGCAATAATCGTTAGCATATATGCAGCTTAAAATATGTGTTATGTCAAATATACTTGACATTCTTTCTTTAGTATCATAATCTTGCGACGTTATATTAACATAATATATAGAATATGATTTCTGGTATTTATGCTATAAGAAATAATATAAATGGCAAATTATATGTTGGCAGCACAAAGTCATTTAAGATAAGACTTAAGCAACATAAAAGCAAATTGCGCCACAATGTACATTGTAATAACAAATTACAACATGCGTGGAATAAGTATGGAGAGGATTCATTTGAATTTATTAGATTGATAATTTGCGATACAAATAATCTTTTAATGTATGAACAGCGCGCTATTGATATTTATGATTCAGTTAAAAATGGATACAACTTAAATCCTACTGCAAAAAGCTCATTAGGCATAAAAATGTCTGATGAAGGAAAAGAAAAAAGATCAAAAGCGATGATCGGAAGAAAATTATCAGAAGATCATAAAAAAAATCTAGCTATTGCAATGCAAAAAATAAGACCTATAGTAACTGATAAAATGAAAGCGGATAGAATAAGAAAATCGCTTGAAGATAAAAGAATAGAATTTGATAAAGAAATAAATATATATCTTAATTCTTTTGATTATGATGGTAGTAAGTGCTCACTTGACTATTTTTAATTTGTTATTTACAATGAACTTGTTATCAAGTGATAACTAACTGGGATGGTTAAATAAAATGGCTCTTGAACTTATTGTTGACACATTGGATTCAGTACCGGAAGCATTGAAGGATATGTATGTTGCAAGTGAAGGTAAATTCAAACTGGATGTAAACGGAATTGAAGATACTAAAGGATTGAAGTCTGCGCTTGAGAAAGAACGGCAGGCAGCAAAAGAAGCGCGTGAAGCGTTGAGGAAGTTTGACGGAATCGACCCGCTGAAAACAAAAGAATTTATGGCAAAGTTTGAGAATGACGAAGAAGCTCAACTGATTGCCAACGGTAAGATTGATGAAGTATTCCAGAAGCGCACCGAAAAGTGGCGACTGGAAGAAGAGCGTCAAAAGAAGGAATTAGGCGACAAGATTGCAGCAGCAGAATCAAAGGCGAATACCTATAAGGATAGGGTTCTTGATGATGCCTTCCGATCTGCCGCAAACAAGATTTCAGATATTCAGACTGGCGCAGTAGATGAAATGTTGCTTGGTCATCTACGTACTATTTTCGCACTTGATGAAAATGGTCGCGCAGTACAGTATAACGAAGATGGTTCGGTTGTTATCGGGAAGGATGGTAAAAGCCCATATTCGCCGGAAGAGTATCTTGAAGGATGTCGCGCTACAAAGCCGTGGCTATTCAAGGTAACATCTTCTGGTAGTCCGGCAACAGGAAAACCGCAGAAAGTTGGTGGGAAGGATTTTTCAAACTTGCCACCTGTCGAGCGATTGACAGCGGCGAGGGCGGCAGCAGCAGGACGTAAATAGTAGAAACGTATTACACTTCGGGACGGAGTGCTGTGTAACGAAACTTACTAGGTCGGGATGACCGTGGTATGGAAAATAAATCTCAACTTTTTAAGGAGTATCATCATGGCACTAACCCTTGTGGAAGCCGCAAAGCTGGAAACTGGCGACGCAGTTCGTCAGGCTATTATCGAAATGTATGCAGGTTCGTCTGCAATTCTCCAAAATCTTCCTTTTGAAGGCATCGCTGGTAATGCGCTGAAATACAATCGTGAAGAAAGTCTGCCCGGTGTTGGTTTCCGTGGCGTGAATGAATCCTATACGCCTTCTACTGGTGTTCTGAATCCTCTGACTGAATCGCTGGTTATCGCTGGTGGTGATTTGGACGTTGACAAGTTCATCATTGATACGATGGGCATGAATCAGCGTTCCGTTCACGAAGCGATGAAGATTCGCGCATTGTCGTTGGCATGGACTCGCAAGTTCGTCAAGGGTGATACCGCAACTGACCCGCGTGAGTTTGATGGTCTGCAAACTCGTATTACTGGTTCGCAGAAGATTCAAGCCGGTACTACCGCTAACGGTACTGCATTGTCTCTGAATAAGCTGGATGAGGCGATTGACCAGACATTGAATCCTACCCATCTGTTGATGAGCAAGGCAATGAAGCGTCGTATCACTCAAGCATCGCGTAGTTCGTCTATCGGTGGCTTCTTGACATTTGAGCGTGATGAGTTTGGTGCTCCAATCGAGTATTACAACGGTCTGCCGATTATGACCATCGACTTGGACAATACCGGAACTGCGATTCTTCCGTTCAGCGAGGCTGCTACTTCTGGCACTGATACTGCAACATCTATCTATGTCTTGAGTTTCGGCAATGATGGCGTGTTGGGCTTGCAGAATGGCGGGATTGATGTTCGTGATATGGGTGAGTTGCAAACCGCGCCTGTATATCGTACCCGTGTTGAATGGTACAATGGCTTCGGCGTATTCAATGGTCGTGCCGCAACCCGTCTGTGGAGCATCTCTGATGCCGCAGTAACCGCTTAATAGGAGAAGCTAACATGGCTAATATCTACTCGCAATTCACTTATGACAACGCCCTTTCTCTAAAGGCCGCTGGTGCTGTAACGACTACCACTACTGAATCTACCATCCTCGATTTGGGTGCAGGCTTGGTGGATGGTTACTTGGTTCTGGACGTTTCTGCTGTTGAAGTTGCTTCAACTGATGAAATTTATCTCATCTGTTTGGAAGGCTCAAATGTTGCCGCAATGACATCTGGTTCTGTCTCTTTGGCAGAAATCGAGATGGGAAATGCAACTGCACCTGCTGATGCTGACACTGGCATAGGTCGCTTTGTTGTTCCGTTCCGCAATGAACAGAATGGCACGACTTACCGTTATGTCCGTATTTATACTGAAGTAGCTGGTGCTATTGCAACCGGAATCAATTTCGCGGCATTTATTGCGAAAGACTAAAGTAAATAATTGGGCGGGCTTCGGTTCGCCCAATTTCTCAAGGAGGCATTATGGCTAATACTATTGACGTTGTTGTAGCAGTCAATGACAATATCCAGCATATTGAAAAAAAGACTGTTTCTGCTGCTCTTGAAGATGAAGTAAATCTCCCAGCAAGTGAGCGCGCAAGTGCATTTGAAACGATTACGGCAGATGCTATTGATCTGTCAAGCGGTACACCATTGAGCCATCCAATTAACCTTGAAGGCTCTACTCTTCCTAGCAATTGCAACGCTATTCGCGGAGCTAGTGTTAATCCTACCAGAACATCTGGATGGACTAGTTTTAGTGGGACTGTAGCAGACACCCCGGCGCAGGTTTATACAGATTATCGTGAATTGCATACAACTGGTGTTGCTGAGGTTTTGGGTGCTGGTTCGTTTCCATATATGGATGCTACAGCATCATGCCAAAGTATGTTCGGCGGACAGGACATCGCATTCGTATCAACGGGTGCAACAATCCTTTCAGCAGCGGCAGCACCATCGGTCGGCGTATTTGCGCGCTGGATGAAAACGACCATTGACGGCGCAACTTTCACATCTGGCGGTGTTGCTGCGGTCAACTTCAAGAGCTTCCAAGCGAATGTCACGAGCGTAGGCGGCGAAGAAACCTCAATCGACGACATCGAAGTTGCCAGCGGTCAAATCGGAAGTATCTGGCGCATCCGCAAAACAGCAGCAGCTATATCCCGTGCGTTGATTCACTTCGACGCTGCGACAGTCGCGCCTATAATTCAAGACCCGACGTTGTTCACAGACCCAAATGCTGCGACTTGTGAGAAGGGATTGCACGTTCGAATTGGAAACGTGAGCTACATGATTCCGCTGTATGTTTCTGATAGCGGTGGCGTGGTGGCGGATTGGTAAAGCATGGATAAAGAAGCTATCAAAGCACGGCTAGTTGAATTGCGCAAGGATCTGGAACAAGAGCAGGCGCGGTTCAACCAAGCTCAGGCTAATGGAAATGCGATTGTCGGAGCCATTCAGGAATGCGAGCACTGGTTATCTATAATTAAAGATCAATCAAATGTTGATTAAAACAATGGCGGTGTAACAGCCGCCCTTTTCATATAAGGAATTCAAATGCTAGTTTATGCACCTGATGGAACGCCGAAGGAAAAAGACCCTGTTGATGCGCGTGAATGCGTAGAATACTGTGGATTCTCATTTTCGCCACCTGAAAAACAGGAAAAACAACCTGATACTGTAATCGGATTACAGCCAGAACCGGAACCTGTAGTTGAAGAGCCAGCAGTTGTTGAGCCGGAACCAGAGCCTATCGCCAAAACAATCATTACTGTTGACATCCCAGATACCCGAAGTAATGAGTATTTTAACGCGATGACGGATGAAGAATTGAAGGCTTATCTGGATTCCAACAAAGTTAAATATCATCATTTGGCTGGGCGTAAAACGCTTTTCACAGCGGCATCTGCATTTGCCAATCTTGGAGTTAAGTAATGAAAACTGAAATTGATACCAAGTGGATTGCTACTGTATCTGCTACATTGATTGCAACTAAAGATGCGAAATCTGCTATAAAGTATTTGAGCGATAAATTGGTAGTCAAGGCAACATGGCACAATAAGCCGAAAGCAAATAATCGTGGTGAGACTATGATTGTTACTTTTGGTAAGCCTAACTACCGTGAAGTGGCATTTATCAAGAATCTGAAAAAAGCTGGCAAGCAATTCCCTATCAAGGAAATCCAGTTGAAGCCTTATCCTATCAAAAAGAAATAAGGAGTTTAGATGGCCGCCCCAGTTAATACGGTACTGCCAGCGATAACCGGAACAGTAGAGTTCGGTGAGATACTTACGCTGTCTGACGGAACATGGGACGTTGTTCCTGATTCTTACGCATACGCTTGGTTGCGCGCAGGAACGCCTATAACGGGCGCGACTACTTCAACCTATACCATCACTAGGGCTGACATAGGATATACGATTGTAG